AGCATCACTACTCTCAAATCTTGCTGCTGTATTATTTGTTCCTATGTCTAAATGAAATGGTCTTTGTGGGCTAGCAGTTCCAATACCAACACGATTATTACTAGAATCAACTTTAAGTGTTGATGTATCAACAGTTAAATCACCTGAAACTGTAAGAGCTGTAAGAGTTCCAACACTTGTTATATTAGTTTGTGCTGCTGTTGATAAAGTTCCTGTTAATGTTGTTGCACTTACTGTATTAGTTACACTTAAAGTAGAACCATCATAAGTGAGACCTGATTCTCCTTCTAAAGTATTTGCTGAACCACTTCCAGTAATAACTCTATTATCAGCATTATTATTTATAGTAGTGCCTGAAACTGTTGAAAAAGATAAATTACCAGCACCATCAGTTGTTAGTACCTGACCATTTGATCCATCAGAAACATTTAATTCTGAAATACCAACTGTATTTGCATCAATACCAGCTGATAGAGCTACATTACCTGTACCATCAAAAGATACTGCTGAAGCTGTTATATCTCCTGTAATACTAAAATTTCTTCCTGTTGCTAAAGCTGTTGCTGTAGCAGCATTACCTGAAGTGTCTTGATTTCCTGATGTATTCACACCTGCAAGATCAATATTACCTGTACCATCAAAAGATACACCGCCAATATTTCTAGCTGTTTCTAATGCTGTAGCTGTTGCTGCATTACCTGTTGTATCTTGATTAAGAGTACCAACTACAAAATCTAAAGTACCATCTGAATCATCATAAGTTACTGTAATACCTGTTTCAGTATTACCTGTAACCATACCACCAACTATATCTTGTACTCTTTCAGTAGTCATATATAGGTTGCTAGAACCTTCTGCAATATCATCAGTATCTAAGATAACTGCTCCTGTTGCAGAATTAACACTTGTTACAGGAGCAGTAGCTTGTGTAAAGCTAATAACACCTGTAGAGCTATTATAGGAAATATCACCACTAGCAGATATTGCTGATCTGCTTCTTGCATTTGTAAAGTAAAGATTACTTGATCCTTCTGATAGGTTGTCTGTATCGTGATTTGATAATGTTGAAACTTGTCCTGTTACATTACCTGTAACATTACCCTCTAGGTTAGAAACTAGAGTTCCTACTGCATATCCTGTTCCTGAAGTATTTACTGTTGTTGTTGGCTCAACTTGTAAGTCTTTAAATAATTTAAACTTACCTGAATCATTAGCATCTCTAAATAAACCAGCAAATAAGTCTTGTGATCCTGAAGTGTCATATAATCCATAAAAACCTATATCTAATGAGTCAGCACCACTATTAGCTTTTGCTAATTTTATTAATGGATCAGTTACAGATAAAGTATCTGAATTAACTGTTGTAGTTGTACCATTTACTGTTAGATTACCTGAAATAGTAACATCATCAGGCAATCCTATTGTTACTGTTGCAGTTTCACTTCCTGATCCTGATACTTCCACCTCATTTGTTGTACCAGCTATTGTTGAAACATAATTACCAGTTGTATCAGTTCCAAGAGCTACGCTGTCTGCTGCAATAGTTGTAGATAAGGTTATGTTGCCTGTACCATCAAAGCTAACACCTGTAGCTGTAACATCTCCTGATAATCCAATAGTTCTACCAGTTGCAAGTGCTGTAGCTGTATCAGCAACAACACCTGATAAATTATTGATAAATGTATTTGTTACTCTAGCATCAATAGCAGAGTTAGCTCTAGTGTCTGTATAGTAAAGATTGCTTGAACCTTCACTTAGATTATCAGTATCAAATGGTGATAGCGTTATAACTGGCGTTAATGTTCCAGCACTATCATTATATGTAAAACTTATACCAGTTCCATTTTGTATAAGTGCTGCAACTCGATCATCAGTTCTTTCATTAGTGAAATATAAATTAGATGTACCTTCACCAATATCATCTGTATCAAATGTATGTGATCCACCTAATGCTATTGCTTGTGAATTTACAGTAATGCTTGAATTAGCTAATTTAGCGTTTGCAATAGAACCAGCTAACATAGCATTTGTTATACCAGTTGCTTTTACTCTTAGTGCATCAGAGTTAATTTCTATTGAAGAATCATCAACACCTACAGCAAGTGTTACATCTCCTGAAGTGCCACCACCTGTTAGACCATCTCCTGCTACAACTGAAGTAATATCAGCAGTATTAGTATTTGCTATTGTTAATGTACCAGCAGCATCATCATAAGTAAGACTTATATTTGCACCTGCTGTTAAAAGTGTATTTACCTGATCATCTACTCTTTCATTAGTAAAGTATTTGTTTGTTGTTCCTTCACCAATATCATCTGTATCTAAAGTTATGTTTGCAGTTCCATCAAAAGAAACTCCTGATATATTCCTAGCTGTAGCTAATGCAGTTGCAGTAGAAGCATTACCAACTAATGCACCTGTTACTTGATTGAATACTACATTGTCTGAAGTTCCTACTGATTGACCAATAGCAAATGTAACACCATTACCTGAAGCTGTTGATGTAACTCCAGTTCCACCTAGTAATGATAATGTTTCACTATCTAAATCTATTGATATGCTAGATGATCCATCTGTAATATCTAAATCTTCTAAAGTTATTTGACTAGCTATATATGCCTTTATTGACTGTTGTGTCGCTAATGCTGTTGCAGAATCACTACTAAAATTATCTTCATCTAATATAGAAGTTACTGTAGCACCTGAACTAAAACTTAATGATGTAATACCATTAACAGTTCCAGCATTTATATCTACTGTATTATCAGCAGTTATACTAAATGGCATTGTAATCCATGCGTTATTACTACTGTTTCTTAGTTTTAAAACATTAGCAGATGTATCAATCCACCATTCATAAGCATAGATGGTTGATGGTTCACTAGAACCACTATTGTTTGATGAAATAGCTAACAGAGCATTGTTTAAATCTGTTCTAAAGTTAGCACCTGTTTGGTTGGCTATATTGTAATCATGTTGTGCCATATTATTACCTCGTTATTATTGTAGTCCTTTAGATAAAATTTTGTAATATGTAAAGTACATTATTGAGTATTATCTATAAAAACATAAAGCGATTGATAGGTTGAGTTAAGTTTTGTAACCCATCTGATACGCCATTTAACTAATCTTGTATTTGATCCTGTAGTTGGTAATCCTGTAATATCCCCATTGTAAACAAAGATATAAGTTCTAAAAGTACCTGCATCGAAAGTAACATTTTGAATACCACCTGTAGCTTGTGCGTAAGATACGCCATTATCTACGCTGTACTCTAAAATACCATTGGTGCAATCGCCATAAACGCCTGACCATATTGCTTGATACTTTGCATTGTTTCTAACATTATCAATATCTATATCTAAGTAAGTTCCTACAGTATTTGTATTAGTAGTAAAATCTGTAGAACCCCTTTGAAAAGAACTACCAAAAACTGACAAAGGTACTGCTACTCCATCATGTGCCAAAATATCTGCTGACACATTGGCAAAATGTTTTACATTTAAAGTATTAACATTTATGAGAGAAGAATCTAATGAGCCTGTTGTAATACTACTAGCACTTAAATTTGAAACTTTAGCATCTGTAACAGCATCATCTGCTATTTGTGTTGTACCTACACCACCTGTTTTTACAATTAAATTACCACTTCCATCTGTATCAATAGTTACATCATCAATTTGTAGATTATTAGCATTTAAAGTTCCAGTCGTAATGTTGTCTGCATTTAGATTTGTAACAGCTACATTACTTGCATTGAGTGTTCCAGTAGTAACATCATCAGCAGATATAGTTCCAAAAACACCTGAAGCAGATGTAAGTGTTCCTGAAGCTATATCTCCTGCAACAATTGTATTAGATGCTATATTTCCTGAAACTATTGTAGATGATGCTATTTCTGATGTAGTAATAGTACCTGCAACTATTTCTGAAGCTGTAACAGCATTAGCTGCAATACTATCTTGATTGACAGCATCTGTAGCTATCAATGCATTTGTGACAGCATTATCTATAATTTTTGCTGTAGTTACTGCATCATCTGCTATTTTACCACTTGTAATTGATCCATCTTTTATATCTGTACCTACAGTTGGTTCATCTCCTACTGTAAATGTTAATGTAGCTGGTGAAGATTCACTACCTAATGGATTTAAAGATGAAACACTTGCTACATAATTTGTACCTTTTGGTATAAACATAAGATCAACATTCTCAACATCTACTATCTTGTTTAAGATTTGATTACCTGATGAATCTACAACATTTACTCTATATTGATAATTTGGAAAATCAGTTGGCTCGTTCCATGATAAAAAAGGTCTCCCTATAGAACTTGCATCAGTATCAGTAAATGATAATCCTGTCGGAGCTTTCACAGCATAAGCAGATGGTAAGTTTGCAAGTTCTTCTAAGGGTTCTTGTGCTGGTACTTCCCAAGTATATACATCAAAATATTCTATAAGATTTACAGATAACAAACCATCAGACTGTAGCTTTAATGCTTCAACTCTACATACCTTGCCACTAAATCCTAAACCTGCATAAGTAAAATCAACTATATCACCAACATTTAATTTATACATTTCAGGCGTTCCTAAAAACTGTATCGTTGTTTGATTTCTACTTCTAGT